ATGTAATAGGAAATACTTGTTATATCGAAGTAAAGAGCAATTTCAACATGGATGGTGTTTGTATCTATGGAAGTTCTCTTGGACAAAGTGCTTATAAAGCTAGAAAATAAATATTTGGCATCAGACTTATTTAAATAAATTTAAATAAGTCTGATGACTTTTTGCCGCTGTGTCTCAATGGTTGAGGGCTTCACTTGTAATGAAGAACATGTAGGTTCGAATCCTATCGGCGGCTCCATTTTTAAATATGAGGAATTGTGAAATGAACAATCAAAATCAGCAACAAAATAAAGGTTGGGAATGTCCCAAATGTGGAAAAATTAATGCACCACATGTAAATCAATGTGATTGTGTGAAAGAAAAAATAAATGAAGGTAATCAATATACTCCTATTGCTAATGATGGTAGACAAATTCTAACTGAGATGGTATAAATAATGGATAAAATAATTAAAAAACAATATAAGATTTACACATCAACTATCTCAACAAAAGATATGGCTATTTCATATGAATTATCTAAATTCATATGGGATATGATCAACAAAAATAAATATATAAATATTTTAGATTTGGGCAGTGGTTTTAGTTCATTTGTTTTTAGATACTATCAAAAAACAAATGCTCCTAAAAATTGTAAAGTAACATCTGTCGATACTTCAATAGAATGGTTAACATATTCAAATAAATTCTTATCTAATAATGATTTGAATTTAGAAAATATTTTTACATTCGAAGAATTTAAAAAATTACCACATGATGATTATGATTTCATATTATATGATTTAGGACGTATGATAACTAGAGCAGAAAATTTAGAATATGTTTTGAATTTTGCTAATGAAAAAACTCCTGTTATTATAGATGATGTTCATAAAAAAGATTATCGAGATAAAGTAGAAGAAACTGTTACAAAATTAGGAAAAACAATTATAGATATTAAATCAGAAACTTTTGATTCATATGGCAGATATGCTTATCTTATAAATGAATGTTAAATAAAACAAAAAAATAAAGAGGAATGTTCAAATAGAAACATTCCTCTTTATTTTTATCCTTGTATTTTCTTTATCAAAGGATATTTTTGATAGATAATTGAATTTATCAATTTTTTCAATTTCTTGACAATAGTATTTTTATCTATTGATACGTTAACATTTTTTTCTATATCCCCAATACCATAATAAATTAATTCTTCATAATTTGTGTAATTGTGACGAATATATGCTAAAGTATTTTTTTCAGGATTAGTATATCTATCAACAAATTTTTTCTTATATATATTCCTAACGGATTTTTTATGCCGTTTCATTTTTTTTACCGCAGTCTTTAAATCGACATTTTTTATTTTTATGTCTAAAAGATTTGCAATATTTTGTGATCTATATTTAATCCCTCCTTTTTTAACTGTTCCAAATTTTACTTTTCTTGATAAAATATTTAAATCATTCATAGTTTCTATGATACGAACATCGTTCATATCATAATATTCAATTTTATCTATTGTTTTTATTGGTTTGATATATTTTCGTATTTTACCAAAATCCCACCAATTTCTTGATAAAATCATATTTATTGTCAATTCATTCATTTCATTACCAACCTTTTTATTGTGAAATAATTATTTCATTCATACAATCCTCAATAGTATTTTTCATTCTTTTAATAACTTTCGTTGGAACATTGTGAATATTATCATAAACACCTTCTAATCTAATAATTGTCAAATCAGAAAATTTCATTTCAAGATAATTATTCAATTCCCATAATTTAATAAATGTGTTTGTAACAATGACATTTTCTCCTTTATCCAAAAGAGTCTGTGTCATTTGTTGGCATTTTTCATGATATTCTGCTAATTTATTTTTATCGAATTTATAAATCCCATCAACATTAAAAAACATATCTGTTTCAAGATGATGATAATCAGGATAATGGTTTTTAGCAAATGTTGATTTTCCTGATCCTGGAATTCCCCTCACCAAAATCAATTTCCCATATTTTTCCATTATTTCCCTCGATTAAAATAATTCATATTTTGCTGGTTGTAGTTTCCAATTCATAATATTTTCATCTATCCCAAATCCCTTATCAACCCATATCATCATCAATTCGTTTTTATAATTAGAACATTTATTCTGCATTTTCCCCAGAATAAATTCTGCCGTTGTTTTAGAAACTTTCGGATAACCAATTAAATATTTAATTTTTTTCCAAGTTTTACCATAGACATGTTTGTACAGTTCTAACAATAATGAATCTGGATGATCACTATCATGTTTTTCACATATCATTGATATAGTTTCTTTATCAAAATCTATCATTCCCATTACCAACCTCTTGAATATTCTATTTCATAAATTTCATTACAATTGACACCACCACAACAAATAGTTTCTATATCACCTATTTTTTCAATATCATCTTTTGTCACAGCCATTGTTGTTTTACATTTTGAGCATTTATATGTCAAAATTGCTGGTGAAACAGAATCGATCTCCAAAATTAATTTTGGTAATTTCTTATATCCCCTAGTTATTTTCCTTTTTTTATTCTTACTGATAACTACCATATTCAAACTCCTTTTTTAAATTAAAAGATTATTTCGTCATTATTTGATATATATAACAAATAGAAGATTTTCAAATTAGAATAGGAACATATAATAGAGAAGTTTTATCAATATTCCAGTGTAGCTCAGTTGGCAGAGTCCGAGACTGTTAATCTTGTTGTCGTAGGTTCGAGTCCTACCGCTGGAGCCAAATATTTTAAAATTGAAAGATAATTGAGGATTTAAATGAGATTTAATTTATTCAATTGGTTTGGAAAAACAATAGGAAAAGAAGAAATGATAGATAAAAAACCTAGAATAAAATGTGCATTAGTAATAGGACATAAAAAGACATCACCCGGTGCATATAATAAACATTATGAAAAACATGAATTTTGTTTCAATGAAAATCTTTCAAAAAAAATAGAAGAAGAATTATATACATCAGATAAATCATTGGATGTTTTTAGAGTATATAGAAGAACATATTCATCTCTCCCAAAAGATATAAATGAACTGAATCCAGATTTTATTATCTCATTACATTGTAATGCTTTTAATAGAGTAGCTTCAGGATCAGAAGTATTATTTTATCATAGGTCACATACTGGGAAAAAATATGCAAAAATTCTACAAGATAAATTTATAAAATTTTTAGAATTGAATGATAGAGGTATAGTAGGTAAAACATCAGAGGATAGAGGTGGATATCTTCTTAAAAATACAAATGCTCCATGTATAATAGCAGAACCATTTTTCATTGATAATGATGAAGATTATAAAAAAGTTGGTATAACAAATTATATAAAATTGATTAAAGCATATTGCGAAGCAATTTCAGAAATCCATAATTTAATAAAACAGGTGAAATCATGAACAAAGAATCATTGTATTTTATAACATCCTTGAGATCAAATTTGATTGAAGATTTGAATGAATCACTAAATGAAAATGATAAACAATATATTATTGAAAATTTTTCTGATGGTGATGTGTTATCTTTATCTTTAATTGGAAAGACTATTCCAGAAGGAGAAGATAAACAAGCATATTCAGAAGGATTGTTATATGCTTTTAGTGAAATGTTTTTTGATGAAAACGAACTTCAATTAGAAATTGATGCAAATAAAAATTCATTTTCATCACTTCTTGAAAATAATATTCAAGAAGTAGTTTCGAGAGAAGATGATTTTTTTCCAGATGAAGATGAACCAACACCAGCAAAGAAAACTAAACCAAATTTCAAATCAAAAGGATTTGATAATCCGCACCCATCAAAAAATACTAATACAAACCATACTGCCAGTGGATTTGATGATCCAAAACCTCGTAATCATTCTGATATGGGTGATGTTGGAAATGAAATCGCACATCCGAGAAATATAGTAAAACATAAACCACATGTTAGGGTTCCGAAAGTAAAACAAAACCGTTCTGATATGAGTGGAGTTAGTAATGAAATAGTTAAACAACAAAATGCTGCTCCCGAACAATCTTCATTTAATAAAGCTCTTGGACATTTTAAAAATTTCTTCACACAAAATGGCGGTCGAAATTTAAAAATTGGTTTAGGTGTTGCTGCCGCATCTGCTGCTGCTTATGGTGCATATAAATTATATAAAGCTAAATTTGGTGATGCAAATAAAGCTAAAAACGCTCAAGTAGCTCAATTGAATAAAGCCAAAGGTATGGCAAGCAAAACTAATAATCCCAATAAATATAAACAAATGCTTCAAGACAAAATAAATAAAATCAGACGAGGTTGATAGATGAGAAAAAGAACAGACTTATTTGAAGCTTTTATAAAACAAACACAAAAAGTATCAGATTTAGATTTGTTTTTAAAACAATTTTCAAAAGTAATTTTTTTTCAAACATTTGAAGAAATGGAAGATGGTTTGTCAACGTATGCATCTATCAATTATGGTGATGCATACGTTTTTCCATTTACTTCATGAATTGAAAGAGCATTTCATACAGTTGGTATGAAATTCAATATTGATATGTATTTCTTTGATGCATTTGGAAGAAGATCTGGAGAAGTTTTAAATGTTCCTCCCGAAAAAGAAAATGTTACAGATGAAGATGCTGGTATCCAATATGTAGTTCAATGTCTGCCAAGAAAATAATAAGGAATAACTAATGGCATTATACCCAGGTTCGGCTAAATTATTTCCCGATTTGCAAAAATATTTTAGTAAATATTTGAAAACAAATCAAGTGGATAGGTATGAAGTTCCTATTCCGGGAGAAATTTATTCTGAACATTTTGCAGAATGTCGTTCTTTTATTCGATTATTATTTGATGATGATTGGCATTTCCCAAATTATACACATTGTTATAATAAGATTGAAGATAGATCCGCATGGCCTATCTCAATAAGAGATAGGCTGATGGTATATACACATACAGAATATCATTTACCTTGTTGTGATTCTACTAATATGAACATGATATATCAACAATGTGATTCTACATCAACGGAATTTTTAAATACCATTGATCATAATATGTCAAATTGTTGTATCGATTCAACTTCATCTTCAAATGTTTTTAATTTGATAGATGAAGATTTTTTATTATTGAATGCTTTAAATGTATATCGATGTGATACTACAGCTGTTATCATATATGAACAAGAATTATTATCATCAAATTCTTTAGTATTATTACCAGATGAACATAAATGGCTGTTAAGCGTTGCATTCAATTCTCTAATATCACCATTGGCTAAATTAATATTTATATATTTAAATGTTGTGATAAATAATGATTATTTATTTTATCAATGGAATGGAACAAATTATTTAAGTGAAAATTTATTAGAACATTTATATGAAATATATGTAATAGATAATATTTTTCAAAATATGATAAAAGCTGGATCTGATCTAATAGAATCATAGGTATATAAATTTATGTGGAAATTTGAAGATTATCAAAAAATATTTGATTTTTTAAAATCATTTGAAAAATCGGATTATAGTGAAAATATATTAAATTATATTTTTAATCATTATAAATTCGATAGTTTAGATGATGCAACTAAAGAACAAATAATCATTGAACATGATAAAATTTATAAAGATTCAAATTTGGAAAAATCAGTTACAACAGCAGCTTTGTCAGATTTTTCTATAACCAATAAATTATTTGAAACTACATTAGATCAGAAATCATTTGATGTTTCTGATTGGAACAAATTAAGAGGTTTTATCATCAATTGGTATGCCTCTTTGAAATCAATGGTGACAGTTCAGAAAAGTATTTCTGATTTATATGGTATGCCTGATAAACATCTCGATGAAGCATTTAAATCGAAAGGATGTTTGTTTTCAACACAATTGTCGAAATATGGTACAGATGTTAATTATAACAAAGTTAATTTTTATTATGATTTAGTTAATTTATATAAACAAAAAGGATCTCCAAGAACTCTTTTAAAAGCATTAACATATTTTGGTTTTCCAAATATCGAATTGCTTGAATATTTCACTTATGTTAGAAAATCCACACAAAAAGTAGAATTCCATTCTTCATCTTCTGATTATACTGGAAAATGGTATTCAACAAATATAGACATTCTTCCATATGACGAAGTTACAAAATGGGATCCTCATTATATAACATCTGAAAAATCAATCGTATATGGACAAAATCATAGTAATTTACATCTTCCTACTAAAAGCCCTTATTTTTCGTTAAGACATTTTATTAATATAAATGACTATGTTAAATTGATGTCATTTATATCTAGAAAAGTTCAAGATCAATATAAAGACTGGGCACATTCTTTATTAACAAATGTTATATTGCCTCCAAAAGATTTATATATTGAATCATGTACAATGGAAGCGTCTGTTCTTGAATTGTATTTAGCCTGTATTCATACTTATTATAAATTTTATGGAACTGAGATAACATCACATCATCCTATAGATTCTGTATATGATACAACATCTTCTTTAGGAAATCATGGAAAAGATTTTTTATGTTATGATGGGACAGATGCATCGTATTTAACAATTGTTGATGATTTTGAAGAATATATTGATAGGCATCCTTTAACTAGAGATGAAGTAAAAGAAAATCAAGAATATTTTCTCGATTTGTTTTCTAGATTGGCATCTAAGAATTTTCTAAAAAATGAAAATATGGCTGGAAAAATTCTTAAAATGATCAATCCAGAATTATTTTCAAGAGTAAATGAACTATATGATATAAAACCAGAAACTATTATTCTTGGCGATTTGTTAGAAGATTTAATGAAATGGACAAGTTCATATGCATCTATTGCTCTTCCTCATTTAAATTTTGTATTATTCGGATCTCAAGAATTTAAAAGATTGATGTCACCTCTTTTGGATTTTTTTAAACCATATCATGCTCGTCTCTTATCATATGATTTAGCTTTTATAACAGACGATAGAAATACAGAATCTGCAATAGTAGATGATTCTTTAGAAGACCATATTGTTGAAGTTACACATGATTGGGATACTTGTAATAGTAAACCTTGTTGTAATGATACTTGTTTGAATTCTGTTCCTGATATATTTTATTCTAGAGATACTTATGATTGTGGTTCGTATTATGATATTGGTGGTGCATGTGATGGGGGAAGAGAAGGTTCTTTCATAACAGAAATAGAAGATATTATTTATGATCCATTGAATTGTTTACAGGGTTTTACTGTATTAGCTGATTACGAAAATCCTTCTCATGAAAATTATAAGATAGATAATTATACTGAAACTGAACTGGTAAAAATACCTCTAGAATTTCAACCTCCTGAAAATGTAGGAGAAACAATAACAACAGTTTCTGCTCAATCTGGAAATTTCATGTCATTTGATGAGGGAGGTTGTTTTGATGGACAGTATGGAAGTGATGCATGTTTCATTCAAATAATAGAATGATTTTTGTGTCAACAATGGGAACATATAATTGAGAAAAAATTTTTAACTATTTTTTAGGATAACCAATGGAAAATAATAATATTAAAATAGTCGTTAAAGATATGTATGGCGACAATTGTCTAAAAGATAAAGTCTTTGAAAAAGGATCAGATGAGAGGCATCCACGGGGTTGGGTAGAAATCTATGAAGTAGATGAAAATGGGAATGAAAAATTACATGCCAAATCCAATTTAGTTGTTTATGTTGGTAGAGAAACTATTGCACAAAGAATGCTTGGATTAACAAATACCGCATCATCATCAACAAAAGATGAAACTATTTCATGGATTGGAATTGGATCTGGTGGTGTCAATGTAGGAGATCCATTTAATCCTTCTCCCCCCGTTGCAACTGATACGGATTTAGCTGTTCCTGTTCAAATTAGTGCAACCGATCTTTCATGTGCTGATTTACAAGGAGGATTTTATTATAAGAAACCTATTGAATCAATCGAATTTGAACAAGATACATATAATAACAATTCTTGGTTAATTGCTAAAACAATTTCTAGAATTTCATTATCTGATTGTGTTGATGAACATATCAGCGAAGCAGGATTGTTTACAAGTGAAGGAGGAACTATTGCTGGATATGGAGGACCTTTTCACTTATTTTCAAGAGTGACATTTCCAACTGTCGTAAAAACAAATACCAGACAATTATTGTTTATTTGGTATTTATATTTTTAAAACACATAGAGCAACAAATCATTTAAAATATTTGGAGAGTTAATATGAGTAATATTTCTCCGGGCGTATATACAAAAATCATTGATCTTTCTACATACGTCTCAGCGGTTCCATCGACAACTGGTTTCATTTGTGCCTTAACTAAAAAAGGAAGGGATAATGAAGCAATTTTCGTATCATCTCGAAATGATTTGATTCGAGAATGGGGTGAACCTTGTATTTCCGATTTTGGAAAAGAATATGGTCAAGGTTTGTACAATTCTTATAACTTTTTAGGCGAATCTGGTTCTTTATGGTTTATGCGTGTTTTACCAGATAATGCTACATATGCCAATGTTAGATTGGATGCTGTATGGAATGGTATTGATACAACATCAGATATTCAATTGACATGCATTGCCGATTTGACTAGTATTGATGCAATTGAATCACAATTGGTTCAATCTGGAACGACATATCCAATATGCATTTTCTATCCAATTGGTCGTGGTGATTATTATAATATGATTTCTATTCGTATTACTCGCCATGTCAATCCAATGTATGAAGGTGTATATATTCTTGATATTTATGAAAAACAAAAAGATGCTGGTGATGTAATCGTAGAATCTTTTACTGTTTCATTTAATATCGATGCAAGAGATCGTTCTGGAGATTCTATTTTTGTTGTAGATATTTTAGAAAAATATTCTAATATTTTACGATGTCACCATTTGCTCCCTGATGGAGCTACATCACCCGGTTATGATCTCGTAATTAAAAACTATGATAATAATATGGGATCGGTGACAGCTGATTTAACCCCAGGTGCTGCTACAGTTACAGATAAAAAACAAGATTTTATCGATTGGTCTAATCCTGCCGAATCTGGAAATGCTATATATTCTATAACAATGATAGATGAACGTGGTAATCGATTATTTGGTTGGTTAGGAGCTTCTTCAGGAGGAGATAATCAAACAATCAATGTTTTCGATGATCGTGATCTAGATACTGCTAATCAATCTTGGATTTCTGTAGAATTTGATACCGATCACGATGGAACTATTGATTTACGAAGTGTTGATATTTTTTCTCTTGATAAAAGTCCTGAATATCTCATCAAAAAAGATTTGTCAGATATCACACAGCCATTTATTGAATTATTAGATGAAGCAGCTGATTTGCGAAAAGGAACAGATGGAAGTATTTATGATGTGAATCATAAAGTTAGTCCATCAATTTGTGAACAATTATTATATAATGGTTATTCTGGAATAATTGATGCTCAGATTCTTGATCGTGAAAGAATTTTCTTTACTATGGTTTTTGATGCTGGATATCCAACATCTGTAAAAACTGGAATTGTTAATATGGTAGAAACACGAAGAGATTGTGTAGCCATGTTAGATAATGGAGATAATTCTAGCTATGGTCACGCTATCTCAAAACGTAATAGCGATCATATTTATAACACATATCTTGCTGCTTTATATGAAGGATATAATAAAATATATGATGGTTTTACTGGTGCTGATATTTGGGTATCTCCTCTTTTCCATCTATCTTATCTTGCTCCGAGAAATGATAATGTAGCTGAAATTTGGTATGCAATTGCTGGTTTTCAACGAGGTGCTATCAATAGTATTTCAGAATTGCGATATAATCCTAATTTGGGCGATCGTGATCAAATGTATCTTCGTCAATTAAATCCAATTGTCAAATTCAATGTTGGTTATAGTGTTTGGGGACAATTAACTACACAAGCAAAACCATCAGCTATGCAAGATTTGAATATTGTTCGTTTGGTACTATATTGTAAAGAAGCATTAGAAAGATATTGTCGTTTCTATATTTTCGAGCAAAATGATGCCGCAACATGGACATCCGTATCAAGTGATATTAATGAATTTCTTGAAGAAATTGCTGGTAAACGTGGTTTGTATTCGTATACTGTTGACGTTGGTGCATCTGATTACGAACGAAAAAGTAAACAGTTTCATGTCAATGTTACTCTAGAACCAACCCGCGTTGTAGAAAAAATTAATTTAAACTTTTTCATCAAATAATTAAAAAGTTTCTTTGGATGGTTGATTAATTTCAACCATCCAAAGAACAAAATTTAGAGGTAAAAATCATGGGTATGAAATTTTCGTTTTCGAATGTGGCGAATCAATTGGCTACAAGGTATCATGGTGGGACCGTAGAAGGAATTGCCGAACCTTATGTGACTGGTTATCATCACATTCATTGGTTAAAACTTCCAGATATTGCAAAAGTAGAAATTGAAGGAAGTAGTGGTAATTTGACAAAGGATAATTGTTCTGATCTGTTAGCCGCTAGTTGTTTATCTGTTACTCCTCCGGGCGGAACATTGAACAAAGTTTCGTTTACAGGTTTGGGTGGAACAAAATGGGCAGTTCCCGGAAGTATAGATTATGGTGATTCTATATCTATCAAATTTTTGGAATATTCTGGATTACCCATTACTCAGATTTTTCATAGTTGGATTAAGAATATTAGAGATTATCGGACAGGTGTATCAAGTACACTTGAAGCAGGAAATCAACGTGAAGGGTATTCTAAAAAGAAATATGCTGGTACTCTTCTGTATTGGACTACTGCTCCAGATGGTATCACTGTTGAATATTCAGCATGTTATGCTGGTGTTTTCCCATTAAAAGATCCTCAAGATTTATTTTCTAGTGATGTTGAAAATGTTGGAAAAATAGAACCAGAAATCGAATTTAATGTTGATTATGTGTGGCATGAACAATGGGTTCATGAAAAAGCTACAGGTTTGTCTAGTGAATATATTAAATCAGATATTCTAGATGCTCAGACGAAAAAATTTAATGGTTAATTTTAACCATAATATTATAAAGGATTAAAACAATGTTTATTAATGAAAACATCAATGTTTCGGATAGTGCTATCTTTATGGGATTTATGCGTCAATCATTGATTGAATCTCTTAAAGAGAATAATGCTGATGATGCAGCAATTGAATATGTTAGTGAATCAGCTAGTGATGCTCAAGTATTATCATTAGCAATGTATGGAAAATCTTGTCCAGATGATAATCCTGTATATGGAGAATCAGTATTGATTTCCCAATTAAAAGATTATATTTTGGAAAATGTAAATGATTTTGATTTTGATAATAATTATTCATG